AGGCCGTGGGTTTGATCCCCACCACTCAGACCACGCGGAAATTCCGCGCAAAATAACAAAGGCACGAACAGCAACACTACATACTTTTTGCGGTAAAAGAAGATGATGTGCCTTGAACATACATAGAGACGCGAACAGCAACTTTCTATATGATGAAGAAAAAAGGTAAGTTTGAATTTATCAAGTTTCGGCGGTAAACGCCGAGGTGTTTTCACAAAATGGAATTGATGCGTCTCGTTAGATATTGGCGTGTAGTCCAGTTGGTAGAACGGCGGACTGTTAATCCGTATGTCGTGGGTTCGAGTCCCACCATGCCAGCCAGCAGAACAAAACATGACAGGGAGTTTAGAAGAGGCCAGTGCCTGCACTGGTGCTGATTTTAGAACTGTCATCAAACACATTAGGCGCAACGCCGTATGCCCGTGGTCTATCCACGGTATATATTGCGGGGTAGAGAAGCGGCATCTCACCAGCCTCATAAGCTGGGAATCGTGGGTTCGAGTCCCACCCCCGCAACCATGCCCGTCCCACAAACAGAGCGGAGACTGTAAACTGAATGGGAAATGGAAACCTTCACATCTGGCAGTGATGACTTTTACAAGGTTTTGGGAGTAAAACCGACGCAAATCGGTGGGCGAAGTACGAGCCGACACCACGGCCTGCGGTGTGAGTAGGCCAATACGCACGATTAGCTCAGCAGGGAGAGCGCGTCCCTTACAAGGATGATGTCGGCGGTTCGATCCCGTCATCGTGTACCATTTGTAGATGTAGCTCAACTGGTAGAGTTCCAGCCTTCCAAGCTGGCTGTTGCGAGTTCAAGTCTCGTCATCTACTCCACAATATGCAGGTGTGGCGGAATTGGCAGACGCGGTAGATTCAGAGTCTATTGGCCGCAAGGTCGTGCAGGTTCAAGTCCTGTCTCCTGTACCATTCAAGAGCGCTTACAGCAACTTTCTTTCTGGAATCAACTTTTAACTGATACAACCAAAACAAGGCGCTCTGTTTTTATGCTGGCGTGGTCGGAATCGGCAGACGCGGCGGACTCAAAATCCGTTGGTAGCAATACCGTGTGGGTTCAAGTCCCACCGCCAGCACCAACCGAACAAGGGTTTTTAGTAGGCCAAGGAGCAAACCAGTAACCCTGAGACTTCCTATTGGATGGCGACAGCCGATGTGTAAGGCATTGTTGGCGCTGTTTAGGCTCCTTCTTTTATGCGCCTGTAGCTCAGTGGAATAGAGCAATCGGCTACGAACCGATGTGTCGGGAGTTCGAGTCTTCCCAGGCGTACCAATATGATACCGTAGCCAAGTGGGAAGGCTCTGGGTTGCAACCCCAGGATCATAGGTTCAAATCCTATCGGTATCTCCATATGCGCCAGTAGCTCAACTGGACAGAGCATGGGATTTCTAATCCTACGGTTGGGGGTTCGAGTCCTCTCTGGCGTACCATTTATATTGGGGTATCGCCAAGTTGGTAAGGCATCGGACTTTGACTCCGACAAGAGGTTTACCCTCGTCCGCAGGTTCGAGTCCTGCTACCCCAGCCATTTGTTTATATGCTCCCATCCTCTAACTGGAATAGGAGGCTGGCCTCTCAAGCCGGTAATACGGGTTCGAGTCCCGTTGGGAGTACCAGAGGTGGATCTGCGAAGGGGCTTGTGCGCACAAGTTGTTATAGCAGAAATTGCGGATTCATGACCCGCTTGCCGTAATAAGGCTTCCAACTGGAAGCGCCTTGCCATTATATATAAGTGGGTGAATATATGCCGAGAAAGGCAGCAAATGTTGTAAAAGAAAAGACATCAAAGGTTGTCAAGAAACTTCCAGCTTCTGAATGCGGTACTGGTGTGTTGTGTAAAACAAAGTCTGGTAAGCAATATCAGATCAGTCAAAATCCAGAAAAGAAAAAGCATACGCTTTGGCGCATTGTGGATGGAGGATATGAGAAGTTGGTAACTGGTAATTCACCCTACGATCTATATCCCCTAATTGATTGGAATGAATAAAATATGCTGCTATGGTGGAATAGGCAGACACGCCAGCTTGAGGGGCTGGTGGGAGAAATCTCGTATGGGTTCAAGTCCCATTAGCAGTACCAATATGGTGCGTTGGACGAATTGGTAGAGTCACCAGCCTTTCACGCTGGAATTTATGGGTTCAAGCCCCATACGCATCACCAATATGGCGCATTAGTTCAGAAGAGTAGAACGCCGGCCTGTCACGCCGGAGGTCACGGGTTCAAGTCCCGTATGCGTCGCCATGTGGATGTAGCTCAGATGGCTTAGAGCGTTGGATTGTGGCTCCAAAGGTCGCGGATTCGAGTTCCGTCATCCACCCCATAGGAGCTTGATGTAATCGGTAGCATGACAGTCTCCAAAACTGTTCGTGAGGGTTCGAGTCCTTCAGCTCCTGCCAAACAACAAAGACACACACAGCAAAATAACAAAATCAAAACTATGTTTTTTACAATGTGCTTTCTCCATAAGCAGCTCCTTTCTTTCATTCACCTCCCTTTCTTATGTGTCTTGTCTTCTTTCATCCATGTTTGCGGGTGTAGCTCAGCGGTAGAGCAGGTGACTCTTAATCACAAGGTCGTGGGTTCAATTCCCTCCACCCGCACCAACTGTATGCCGGCATAGCTCAATGGTAGAGCAGCGGAATTATACCCCGTTGCGCCAGATAAGCGGCAGGTTGTGGGTTCGAGTCCTACTGCCGGCACCAAATTCATGTAAGGACTGATTTCTATTAGTTACATTCTGATGAGCGGCAAGGAAGTTGCCGCAAGAGAAAAAGAAAAAATAAGAAGAACGATATCTAACTTCGCAAGACCACCAAAGCTTGCCGTAATCATGGTAGGTAACAATCCTGCTTCTCAGGCTTATGTCAGAGGTAAGGAGAAGGATTGCGAGGAATGCGGTATTGATTGCCGTGTATATCGTTTTGACGATACAGTAGCTCAAAGCGATTTAATTGTCGCTGTACAGACGCTAAATCATCGAAACGATGTTGACGGTATTTTGGTGCAGCTTCCTCTTCCGCAGCATATCGACAAGAACGCAGTAATTGAGCATATCCACCCAGAAAAAGATGTGGACTGCTTTAGGGCTGAGAGTGTTGGCAAGCTGGTTCTTGGTAGGCCGACGTTTATGCCGTGTACACCTTCTGGTATTGTTGATCTGCTGGAAGCCTTTGATATTAAAGTCGAGGGAAAGAATTGTGTTGTGATCGGCAGAAGTGATGTTGTTGGAAAACCTATGTCTGCATTGCTGACCAGTATGGGTGGCACTGTAACGACATGTCATTCAAAAACAAAAGACATTTCTACTTACACACGAAACGCAGATATTATCGTTTGTGCAGTTGGGAAGCCTGGTTTCCTTATGGCTGATATGGTAAAGGATGGCGCGGTTGTTGTGGATGTTGGAATCAATAGAGGCGAAGATAGTAAGCTTTGCGGTGATGTTGATTTTGCATCGGTAAGCGAGAAGTGTAGTGCGATTACTCCGGTTCCTGGCGGCGTTGGCCTGATGACCAGAGTTGCATTGCTGAAAAATACAGTAAAAGCATACGCCACGGTTAATGGTTCAAATTCTACCGGCAATTAAGCAATAGAAGTCCCGCAAGGTGAAAGCGCTCCAATAGGATGTTCGGCGTATTTAGCTATTCGCAAGGATAGTGCGCCCTGGCTATGGGAGAAATAGCTGGCAGTAGGAGAGAAAGCGTTGCGGCTTTGCGCCTCTGAAATGTCATGAAGCCGCACTTGATATAGGGGAGCGCCAGAGTCGGAGAGCTGGGGCGGTCTGTAAAACCGTTGCTTTCGGGCTGAGTGGGTTCGACTCCCACCTCCCCTACCAAATATGGGTGTAGTAACCAAGAGGTCAAAGGAGTCTCGCCGGCAGAGTAGGAGTGTCGCCCTACTTCGTAAAAGAGATCGGTTGACAACCGTTCGGTGTGTTCAAATCCACCCTCACCCACCATATATGGCGGAATTGACCCCAGTAGGTGCGGGGAGCAGTCTTGAAAACTGTTGGCCGTGATGAGCGGCTTGTGGGTTCGAGTCCTACTTCCGCCGCCAGATCATACTCAGATGCGCTACGGCGCTCTGGGTTTATATGGATCGGTAGCTTATGAGGTCTGAGCGACGGTCTGAAAAACCGTAGGATGAAGGATCGTTACCTTCCCGATCCACCAATAAAGGCATGTACAGCAATTTCTTGAACCACCATTTCAAATCATATTTTTGGTCAAATATGTCATGTCTTGTGTCTAAAGAGAGTCACCAATGGACGTTAAATAAGTGGGGGAAACCGTGCAAACCGGAAGTATGCGCCTGTAACTCAGTTGGTAGAGTAGCGGCCTTTTAAGCCGATGGTCGGGGGTTCAACTCCCTTCAGGCGCACCAGCAACACACGAGAAATCGTGTGTTTTTTTTATTTTGAAACGAAAGGAGGACGGAGCGTGGCAGGCGATGTTAAAAAGACCAGTAGCGCAAAAGGGACGAAATCTGAAAAGCTGACTTTTGACAGCGTTGACAAATATCCATACCACTGTACTGCATGTGGCAAAGGATATACGAGACAGAAGGACAACTTCAATGTATCTCCGTCCCCGTATTATGAGAAAAACGGCGGTTATCTTCATGTTTGCAAACGCTGTTTGGATAAATCATTTGAATATTACAGAGATGAGGTTTTTGGTGGCGATCAAGACAAGGCTATGGAGCTTTTGTGTGCTACCATTAACACCTGTTTTGACGAGACGGCCTGGGCGAATGCTAAGAAGCATCCGCAGAGCAATCGTAGTAAGGTAAGCGTTTATTTCTCTAAGCTTAATTTGTCTCAGACAAAAGGCGCATCTTATGCGGACACAATTCTTTATCGTGAGGCAAATAAGGTGGAGAATGCTTCATCTATTCAAGAGGTTCAAGACAACCCATCAATCGGCACTCCGATTGAGACGGTTAAGCTATTTGGCCTTGGATTTAGCGACCAGGATTATGAAACACTTCAGTATGAGTATGACGATTGGGCGGCAAAGTATGGCATTCCAGAAGATAAGCGACAAGAAGAGCTTTATAAAAGCATTTGTTATTTGAAGCTCCAGCTCCAAAAGTATGTACAGAATGGAGATACTGGTATTGGCGCTCTTGCTAAAACTTATAAGGAGTATATCAATGCTGCTACGACTGAGCTTGAAGATCGAAAGCAGAAAAAGGAAGATGCGGTCAAGTTAGATCCGCTTGGTGTATGGATATCTGATATTGAGAAACATACGCCGGCAGAGTATTACAAGGATAAAAGTTTGTATCACGACTCAGATGGTCTTGGCTCATATGCAAGCAGATTTATTTTTAGACCTTTGAAGAATCTTCTGACCGGTTCTAAGGAGCTGGATAAGGAGTTCAGTCTTTCTAAGGAGGACTGAACATGAATTATGCAGAATTGATGGATGAGCGTCAGGCGAAAATTCATGAGCATTATCCTTCCACTCATTATTTGGGCAGACGGGAAAATGTTGAACGGCTGATGTTGTGGATCACTTTTTATAGACGCAACCCGTCAAGGTTTGTGGAACACTATTTCGGTATTACACTCCATCTGTACCAGCACTTGATTTTGTATTTGATGGAGTTTTTTCCAAGCTTTTGTATTGTTGCTGCTCGATCTGCAGCAAAGTCATTCCTGATTGCTGTGTTTGCATGTAAGGAAGCAATTCTGCGGCCTGGTGCAAAGATTGTTGTCGCGTCTGCAACGAAAAAGCAGGCGCGTCTTATTGTTTCTGAGAAAATCAGAAAAGAACTCATACCAAAGTCGCCATTGCTTGAAGCGGAGATCGATAGTTTTAAGGATAACCAGAATGAAATCGAGGTTGTATTTAAGAACGGCAGTTCTATTGTGGTTGTTGCTGCAAATGAAAATGCTCGTGGTTATCGTGCTACTGTAATGATTTACGAAGAGTTCCGTATGATCGTTAAGAACATTATTGATAGTGTTCTTTCTCCGTTCCTTTATATCAGACAGGCCGATTTCTTGAAATACGAAGAGTATGCACACATGAGAGAAGAGCCAAAGGAAGTATATATCAGCTCTGCATGGTATCAGAACC